GCGCTGAACGGACAGAAGACCAAGGACGGAGACCGCGCCGAGGTTCCCATCTGGCAGTTCGAGGACCTGGTTCGTAAGGACCCCCGGTACCTCCACACTGACCAGGCTAAGGATTCCTTCATGGACGTTGGCATGAGCCTGCTCCAGAGCTTTGGATTGCAGGCCCAGTAATGGCTAAGAAGCATCACGACAGCAAACACCACACCTTAGTCGACTGGCTTCACAACCATCACAAGAGTGACAACGCCCAGGCTCTGCACAAGGCATACAAGCACTACAAGCACCTGGACCCTAACGCCAACTTTCACGAGTGGTTGCAGAACCACCACCCGCACCTGGCGCACATAGCCAACCACGTCCTCAACAGCGGCTCCGGACACGGAGGCGGTGGCGGAGGCGGCCAAGGCGGAGGCGGTGGCAACCACTGGGGTCAGCATGACCAGAACGCCTTGCAGATGCTCAAGTCGCTGTTCGCCTCTTATGGCCTAGGCGGGGACGCGATTGTTCACTGGATCAAGAATCGAATCCTGGATGGGGATTCGATGTCTGTCATCCAGGCGGAGATTCAAACCCAAGACTTTTGGAAGAAGCGCTTCGAGGGCAACGAGATGTTGCAACGGAAGGGCTTGAACGTGCTGTCGGTCCAGGAGTACCTGGCCACCGAGACAGCCATGACGGCTGCTCTGCGTAGTGCAGGGTTCCCGGCAGGCTTCTACGATGATCGGCACGATCTTGCCGAGATGATCGGCAATCAACTTTCGCCATCTGAAGTCGCACAGCGTGCAGCCATGTGGTCCGACCTGGTGAACAGGGAAGACCCGACTGTGCTCGAAGCACTTCGGCAACGCGGGATCGGCAAGGGTGACCTTGCCGCGTACCTCATGGACCCAAAGAGGGCCATGCCGTTATTGACCAATAAGTACCAGTCTACCCTGATTGGTGCGGCGGCGGCACGCGCTGGCATAGGCAGTTCGGTGGATTACGCTGACATGCTGGCAGCTCGGGGCGTTTCTGAACAGGAAGCGGCCACCGGGTATGGTACAATCGCGTCTATCCTGCCCACGCTGGACAACCTGGCTGACATATACGGAATGAAGTACAACCAGAGTCTGGCAGAGCGGGAAGTGTTCGAGAATAACGCAGACGCGGCCCAGCGTAGGAAGTTAATCTCAGGTATGGAATCGGCTGAGTTTGCGGGTCAGTCCGGAGTCTCACAGGGGTCTCTTGCCAAGCAGACTGCCGGTACCTACTAGACACCCGAGGGACCATGTATGCGATACGTCGCCTACTTGCCCTAACCGTCCTTGTCCCAGCGTTTTTGATAGCCTCAGCTACTGTGGCTAATGCTTCTGACGCACCGGATCGCCATTGGCAGCACCCGGTGCGACATCACAAGCTCACACACGCGAGACACATAGTGATCAACCAAGCCGGGGACCCGTATGTTTACGGGGCCGAAGGGCCGAGCGCCTTCGATTGTTCCGGGCTGATGTACTACTCCTACCGGAAGGCGGGGTTGTACATGCCCCGCACGGCCTCCGAGCAGTACCACCACACTCGTCACATACCTCGCAGACATATGATTCGCGGGGACTTCCTGTTCTTCCACGACAGTGGGGGAAGTGTATACCATGTGGCGATGGCTGGACATCGGAAGCATGGCCACATTACCATGTGGCATGCGCCGCACACCGGTACGGTAGTTCATAAAGCACGACCTTGGACCGGAAGTTATTACAGTGGCACGCTCCGGTTGAAGTAGTAGAACCCTCGGCTTGACCGTCGAGTGCCCGTGGGCAACTAGACTACAGGGCGGCTAGTCACCGCCCGACCCTCCATCCCCGTGCACGGGTTGACGGAGGGGAACTAGCCGCGACGGGCTCCCTTCGGGGATACTCGCCCTTGGCAACCACGGGTTGGTTGCCACGGGTCTTAAGCTCCACTGCCCACCCACCAGCATGGGTCCAGTGCGTACTGATCAGACTGGTAGCAGGAGCCTCAACCTCATACCTCCGTGAGGCAGAGCGGCCTGTGAAGATTGAACGGAGCGGCCGTATGAGCGGCAACCCTTGGGACGAAGAAGAGGAAGAGACCGGCCAGCAACAGGACGGCTCGACGCTACGTAAACAGCTAGAAGCCATGGCTAAGAAAGCTAAGGCGGCTGAAGACAAGGCGGCGAAGCTTGAACGAGAAGTGGCTGCCTCGAAACTCTCTGATGTCCTCTCCGCGAAGGGCCTGAGCCCCAAGCTTTCCAAGTTCATCCTACAGTCCGACGTTGATCCTTCTGACGAGAAGGCAGTTGCGGCGTGGCTGGAGGACAACGAGGATTTGTTTGGGAAGCCCGAGCCTAAAACGGAAGCCAAGCCCAAAGACGAAGTAACCGATCCCCTGGATGTTGAACAGGACGACCCGGCTATTGAGCTGTTCCGACAGTTGGCCAGGACGCAACGTACAATGACCCCGGAGCAGGTTGGCTCATTCGAGTCAACCTTGAAGGGGCTGTCCCCTGACGCGACCAAGGAAGAAGTTGCTACGGCTTTCAAGGCAGGCAAATTCTGAGAGCCATGTGGGTCAGTGCGACCCCTTGATAACTGAATAGTTATTACCACCCGGTGGTTCTCTGCCGAGTGAACAGGAGGTATCAGCTCTAATGGCTGATGCATTCGTTTCGACTACAACGCAGTCGAACCTGGTCACCGCTGCCGTTGACCGCTACGTCCGTGCCGCGCTCCGCCACACTCCGCTTCTGCGGAAGGTTGCGGACACCCGGCCCGTGCAGGTTGACCGCCCCGGATCGTCCGTGGCTCTGTACACGTACTCTGACCTGGCGGCTGCTATTACACCGCTGACAGAGACGACCGACCCAGATGCCGTCGCGATCGGTAACCCGACCGCCACGACCATCACCCTGAACGAGTATGGCAATGTGTCTATTGCCACTCTTCGGGTTGGGAAGTACTCGTTCTCTGATATCGACCCCAACCAACTCGACCAGATCACGTACAACATGCGTGACACCCTGGACGTGCTGGTCCGTGAGATTATCTCGGCTGGTACCAACGTCATCTACGCTGACAACGCTGGCGTGGACGCGACGGCTACCAACCAGTTGACTGCGGCCCACACCTTCAAGTCGCCTAAGCTCCGCAAGGCTGTTGCGAAACTACGCACCAACGCGGCTCCTGGGCGTATTGGCGACCTCTACTGGTGCGGTATGCACCCTGAGGTTGCACACGACCTGAAGGCTGAGTCCGGTGCGGGGTCATTCCGTGAGGCGCACGTCAACGCCGCGCCGAGCGTTATCTGGCCGAATGTGACCGGGGTGTATGAAGGCGCTGTCATCGTGGAAACTGCACGTATGAAGATGGCCACAGATGGTGCTGCGTCTGCGAAGGCGTACCGTACCATCGTCGCTGGTGCACAGGCTCTTGCTGAGGCTGTGGCCGACGAGCCCCACACTGAAATCGGCGTGGTGCCTGACAAACTGAACCGCTTCTTCCCACTGGGTTGGCGCGGGATTCTTGGCTGGAGCATTTTCCGCCAAGGTTGTCTGTACCGCATCGAGTCCGGTTCGAGCATCTGACCGGTGCTCTGGTTCCTGGCTGGCCTTCGGGCCAGCCGGGATAACCGGCACCCTCCAAGAAAGAAGGAGATATGGCAGACGCAAAGAACCCCAACAAGGTTGGCAAGACTGATAGTCAGGCCCCGAAGGACCTGGCGCAGCCCCTTGCGGGCCGCACTGAGGTTGCCAACTTCGATACCCCTGCGCAGGCGAACAACGCTTCGTCTACGCATTTGCATAATGACCGTCCATCCAAAGAGCCGAAGGAACAGAACCCGAAGCCCGCAAAGAAAGAGGAAGGTTTCGTGAACGATCGCGACCCACTCTCCGATCCGGATTTCGAGTATTTCACTCCGGCCGATCTGGCCAAGGACGAGGGTTTCGACCCTGCGTTCCTGGAGCCGGATGAGACCAGTTACGGTGTCCTCGTCAAGGGTGTCACCCTTGACTACCCGTACACCGACGAGCAGGACGTACCGGACACCGAGAAGGACCAGGACCATGATGGCTCCCTGGCTGACCCGGTTGAAGCTGCGAAGGGTACTGCCGACGCTGGCAGGAACACCCCTCGCGAGGCTCTCGCTCGGGCCAAGTACAAGTCAGAGCATGGCGTCTATCAGGGCGTCGGCATGTGCTTGTTCTCGGTTCGGGATGACTTCCTGATCGCGTCCAAGTTCCCAGACGCAATCTCCGCCTGGAAGGCTTCTCCCAAGAAGCACCGCGCCACTCATGGTGCGGATGTTCCTCGCGGCGCTCCAGTGTTCTGGGGCGAGCGCCTGGGCCATGTTGCCCTGTCGGCAGGCGGTGGCCTTTGCTGGTCTACCGACGTGTCCCGACCGGGTTATGTGGACATCGTTCGCATCGATGAGATTACCCAGCGTTGGGGCAAGCCGCTCCTGGGTTGGAGTGAGTCTCTGAACGGTGTTCTGGTCTGGACCAAGGATGCTTTCGGTGGTGATGGTACACCACCGTCTGGTTCTGGCGACGACAAGCACAACGAGCGTGTCGAGAAGGCGATCAAAAACCTTCGCGCCGCAGCCCGTAACGCTCGCCGTGAGGGTTTCGATCGGGTCGCTGACAAGCGCGCCCATTTCGCTGACCTGCTGGAACGCGAGCTGGCCTGAGATGGTTCATTTCGTCCCGCCAACGCAGGACGAGGGCTTTGCCAATCGGGGAACGTGGTCACGTTACGCGTTCCCCGTAGGCAAGTCCATTGTCCGGGTAAACGGTGTTCTAACCCTCCACCCTTACCCGCTGTCGTCTGATCTTGACGACTTAGTACAGGGGGTTGACTATTTCATCGGTGGCCACGAGTACGAGGTCACCACCGAGGTTGCAGCCGAACTAGCCGCTGCTGGATTCTAAGGCTGAAAATGATTGACGAAAAAGACGAAGACCCTGGCACGATTCAGGTTGCACTTCAGGTGACCGCAACGGCTGAGGTTATCCACGCAGATGGGACGAGAGACTAATGGCTACTGGTGGCTCTACTGCCAACCTGATCAACAAGTGGCTGGACATGCTGCGGGCTGTGGCGTTCACCGCTCCTGCTGCGCAGTGGGTGAAGCTGCACATCTCTGACCCCGGCTCAGCCGGTGCCAATGGTGCAGCGGCTGTCACTACCCGCTCGCAGGCCACGTTCTCCGCAGCCGCTGGCGGCGCGCTGGCCTTGACCGGCACCTTGCCGTCCTGGGCTATGACCACCACGGAGACCATTTCCCACATCAGCGTGTGGGATGCTTCGACGGCTGGAACTTTCCTTTACTCGGGTGTGCTGACCGCATCCAAGGCGGTCGTGAACGGCGACACTCTCCAGTTGACCACGCTGGGCGTGGCGATCACACCACTGGCGGCATAATATGTCCAGTAAGGTAAAAGCATTTGCGATCATTTCGCATTTCACTAACATTGGAAACGATTCTGCTGTCGTGGCTATTTGGACGGCCCAACCTTCGGCGGAGTATGCCGCCGTCGTTGGCGACTTCACTTTGTCGAACGAGGCTTCTACCCTGTGGGACTTCCCTGATACAGTCAAGTTGATACAGGGAAGGTTGAAGGATGCGATAAAGGATAGCATTGTTGCCCAACTCGTCGCTGAACCGATTACAGCCGACGACATAACATTCAACTTCTTGGCGGATTGATATGGGTTTGCCTATATATGATTGTGCCGTACGTACGACGGTGGTAACGTCGGCTGGTGCTCAGGTCCAGTTAGTGCCGCCAGCGTCGGCGCTTGGTACCGGCCGGATGCCGCGCATTCGCCAGGTTGCTATCTCGAATACGACCGCTACTGGTTTTGGTGTTGGTCTCGGAATCGCCACCGCAGCCGCCGTCACCCCGGCAACTGCTGGAACGGTTGTGAAACGCACAGTCGGCGCGTGGGACCCAGCGGCAATCTCGCTGGTGTGGACATCGTTTGGCACCACTCCGACAGCCCCGACCGGATTCCATGCCCGACTATGGATTCCGGGTAACTCGTTGGTGATCTGGAACTTCCCGGAGGGTGAGGAGCTTCATGTTCCGCCCGCTTCTACTCCCCTTCCGTTCTGTGTGTGGAATAACGGCACTGGCCAAATCTCAGACATAACACTTACCTGGGAAGAGTGATCCCCGGTGCCGACCTACGGCAGCCGTTCGGGGGATACGGTCACCCTCACTAACCGGTTGGCACTACGGAAACCGCCTGAGCCCTCGCAGGCCGTCATCGCCCCGCAGGTCCGGGTGGATGCCACTGGCGGCGGTTCTGTAACTGTCGCCACCACGACCATCGTCATCGACATTTCGACGGCATCCGATGGCGCTGACTGTTACGCATGGATCGCATGGGCGGTCAATGGTGGCACATTCTCCCAGACTGGTTGGACCGAGATTGCGGTCGGTGGCCCTGCCTCAACCTCAACCGAGGGTTTGTTCTACCGGCGCAAGGTTGCCGGGGACACCACCTTCACGTTCACAGTCCCCTCGGCCAAGGGTTCGTGGGGCTGGATAGCATACTCCGGACTTGACCCGACCACGCCGCACCAGACGGCGGGGGTTGGCAACTATCTCTTGAAGAACGTTGCCTCGGTAAACGTTGTCACTCCATCGATCACTAACTCTAACGCGCTGGCATGGGCGGTTGGGTTCTATGCCCAGCGATCCGTTACCGTTGGTGAAGAGGATCAGACATTCACGCCCGACGCGGCTATGGTCAAGCGCGTCGAGTTCAACAACAAGACCGGTGGTTCCGTCTGGCACGGCATCGGTATTCACGACACGAACGGTCAGCCGGTAACGGCTGCCGCTCATTCATACACGGCTGTCGCATCGTTCTCCGAGCAGTTCGGTGGCGCTGCACTGCTGTACTTGAATCCGGCTGACACAGCGGCTGCTGTGGTGTCAGGGGATGTGTCGATCCCCCTGTCGTTCAATGTCACATCGGACGCTGTTCGCACAGCGAACGTGGATGCTGTAGTTCCGCTCTCGTTCACGGTAACCTCGAATGCCAACCTGCAACGGTTGTCAGACGTATCCGTACCGTTAAGCTTCAACGTAACATCTGCGGCCACTAGGACGGCGAATGTAGACGCCTCGGTACCGCTGTCGTTCAACGTTACCGCTACGGCCGCGCTCCTGAAGGCTGGGGACGTGTCCGTCCCGTTGTCATTCAATGTGACGGCAACCGCCCAGCTCATCAAGACAGCAGACGTTTCAGTACCGCTGTCACTGGGCATAACGTCTGCGGCGGTGCGTCAAGCGAACGCCAACGTCTCCGTACCGTTCAGCCTTGGCATTACGTCGAGTGCGAATCTGCAGCGACAGGCGAACGTATCGGTTCCGTTGTCGTTTGCGGTGACAGCCACGGCGGCAGTGAGCAAGCCTGCGGACGTGCCGGTTCCATTCTCGCTGAACATCATAGCGAGCATAGCCGCCACGATGCACCCGACAGCGGCGGTTCCGCTGTCGTTCAGCGTCATCGCAGACGCCACGGTCATCAGCGTAAGCATCCCTCATATCCCGTTCAGTGTGGCGACCAGAGCCGAGTACAGTACCGACTACCTGTGGGGTCGGTATGCGATACCGACCGCAGGAACCTTGATCAAGAAGGATGGCCACTGGTACCTCACCGAGTATCCACTGTCCACCGATCTGGTGGGCGTGGACGGGGTTGACTATCTGCGCGGTGGCTACGACTACCTGATTTCCTCGGCCACAGCGGCCGAGTTGACGGTTGATGGTTTCCTGGAAGGTGAGGGTTTCGGTGGAGACGGCTTCGGTGATGGACCGTTCGGAGGATAAGTGACAGATTTCAGACCACCCGCTCTTGGTGAGCTTGGCTGGGGCGACGAACTACTTGACAGTCTTCATAATCTTCATGAGAGACTGACGGCTTTGGAGGCGTCCGGCTATGCCCTCACATCCCACACCCACACACAAGCCCAGTCGCACAATACGGCGGACACAGACTCGGGAGCTGGATCGCTCCATCACACTATCGGTGTTACTGCCACCAAAGCGGCTGCCGGAAATCACCTACACGCGTTAGCCACGCTGTCCGATTTCAACCCGGCCGGTTCTGACGGTCAGATGGTTACCAAGTCGGGTGCCGGTTACATTCTGTCAACCCCTGGTGGGGTTGGCGGTGTTACCGACCACGGAGCACTGACCGGCCTGGCGGATGATGATCATAGCCAGTACCTCAACAACACTCGTGGCGACGCACGCTACTATGTGAAAGAGACGGTGGATTCTTCCTTGGCTACCAAAGCAGATACCTCTCACACTCACAGCGCCGACGACATTGTTGACCAGACGTTGGACATCGCCCGCCTACCAGCGGGCTCCACGGTGGTGAACGCTTGGACTGGTTCGGCTTACCCGAACCGTCCGACTTCCCGGTCTGACATCATCGTCATCTGGCGTGGGCCGCAGGCACCGGCTATCGGTGGCGTCGGGGCTCTCGCTGGTGTAGACCTGAATCTTCTGACGCCATGAGCACCCAGTGGTGGGAAGCTGACATCATCTCCGGTACAGATTACTGGACGAGGCGTGGGCGTACCAACAAGGCCGAGGGGACATCTCCCGGTGGTGGCCCGCCACCCCCAGGGGGCGAGCCTGCGATCTGGTCCGAGCTGATCGCCCAGTCTTTTGGGATCAACACCCATTATAGCTTCAGTCCCACTGTGTATGGCAACGATTTCGCCGTCACGGGTCTGATCACTGACCTCGGGGTCAGGTTCATCCGGGACAAGATAGTCCAAGACAACAATGCACAGGAGCTGAGGTTCCCTCAGCTTGCTGCCGCTGGGGTGAAGGTTCACTCCACCATCGGTCAGCTCGGCGGGTCGGACCCTACCCCGACCTCGACCTGCAACTATGTCAACTCGCATTACGGCAGCGATGCTGACTCAATCTTCCGAAGCTTCGGCGGATGTAACGAGCCCAATGCTTCGGGTCGGCCGGGTAACTGGGATACTCAGACCAAGGCTCTCCAACAGGAGCTGTACGAAAAGGTCCAGGCCACTAGTAACCTGAACAGTATCCCAGTGACCGGGCCGTCACTACACGACCAGGTGAACAGTCTCCAGCAGGACAACATCAACCTGGGTAACACCGGTATTAAGAACTACATGGACTTCGGTGATTTCCATCACTATCAGGGTGGTGGCCTTCCGACGAATCTGCTGAACGGTCGGATCAACTGGTTGCAGACTCAGATCGGTAACACCAAGAAGTGGACCTCGACCGAGGGCGGGTACAACAATGGTGTTGGTATCACCGGCCACGGTAACCCGGTGCCCAACGATGTCTCTGCGAAGTACATGCCCCGCCTTGTCATGGAGCACCACCTGGCCGGTACTGTTTGTTTCTGGCGGTATGAGTTGCTTGATGACCCAGACCCTGGCGGCAACACCGACTGGGAAGCGCACTTCGGGATCGTAGCCACCCCGTCACAGGACGCCGACACGTGGAACGTGAAGGAAGAGTACACCACGATGAAGCGGTTCCTGAATCTGGTGGGTGACCCCGGCCCCACCTATACTCCGGCTCCGCTGCACATAGACGTTTCGGTTCCCGACTCGGACAGCAAGTGGGTGCTGACCGGCAAGCGGGACGGCACGTACTTGCTGCTGGTGTGGCGGGACGTGAAGCTGTATGACAACCATGGTTACCTGACACCGGCATCCAAGAATGTACAGCTCGCTTTCAGCGGCTCGACGCCGATCAAGGTGTACCGTCCGTACCAGTCGGCCAGCCCTGAGTTCACCGGCAATGTGTCCAACCACACTCTGTCGGTCGGCGGACAACTGTTCGCGGTGGAGATTGGCTGATGGCTAACCCTGTCGCCAATGCTGGCCTTGACCAGGCGAACAAGGAACCGTATGGCACCATCACGGTGGACGGTTCCGCTTCCTCGGACCCTGATGGGACGGTCGCCTCCTATCAGTGGACGCAGGTCTCCGGGCCTAGCGTCACCCTGTCGGGCTCCGGTGCCACCCGGACCTTCAAGGCCCCTGCAACCCTTAACGGGACGACTGTGGTGCTGGGCCTGAGGGTCACCGACAATCAGGGGAACCAGTCCACTCAAGACACTGTGAGCATAGTTGTTCGCAAACACAACGAATGGTATCTGGACAGCGGTGCTGTCTGGGTGCCATACCGAACGGTTTTCCTGTGAGGAGGAACCATGGCTGGCGTTGCTGGTGATTCGCTGCGTACGTCGCTGAACCGCTTGGCCGGTACGATGGTGGGGGGCATTCCACGTCTTTCCGAGCAGGCTGCTGCGAACCAGTTGGCCGGTACCACCGGCCTGTCCCTGCAGGGGGCACTGAACGTGTATGCTGGTAACACGCAACTGTTCTACATGAGCGTCCGGGGCGCACTGAACAAGAAGGCCGGTACTGTCGGCCTTGGGGAACTGGAAGCCGCGAGGCTCATTCCATGAGAGGTCCGCTATGTTCGAGCGGCTGTATGACCGGCCCACACAGCTCCTACGGGGAGTGCCTGAAAGCCAAACAGTTAGGCGTCCTGTACGCAAAATCCGCGATCGGTCAGGACCTGACCGCCCAGAAGCGGTGGGACTCGGATTTACAAGCATACCGTGACGCTCGGGCTCAAGGTATCCAGCCTGACACCACGTTGCGTAAAGACGTGGATGCCGCTGTGCAAATTTCCAACCAGACCGGACAGGCGTACGTGACAGCATGATTCCACCTGAGGTATATACCGACGACGATCTGGGTGACGAGATTGAGCGGGCAAAGCTGGCGCTGGAGCGCGCAGGGGATGATCTTGCCGTTGCGGCGGAACGTTACGCCGATCTTACCGATGAGCTTGAGCGCAGGAAGCGGACATGACTACGCTGAATGATGTGTGCGAGAACGCACTGCTGAACTTGGAGGGCTACGGTCTGATCCAGCCACGGGCTTGCTGGCTCACCCAGGATATTCTGGCTACCGACCTGGCCTTCACGGTCTCCTCGGTTGACAATGTCTCCGAGGGTATGGCTGAGCTTGGTGGTACGGAGCTGGTGTACATCGGGGCCAGGGACCCGTCTAGCGCCACGGTCACCATCGCCCCTGACGGGCGAGGCTATCGCGGTACGACGGCTGCCGACTTCCTTACCGGTACTCGGTTGGTCATCAACCCGACCTTCCCGAAACAAACTGTTTTCAACTCGGTCAACGACACAATCCGAGGGTTGTATCCACTCATCTGGGGAACGGGCTCCACAGAGTTCACCCAGGCGGCTGCACGTACCACCTACGAGGTTCCGGCCGAGGTCATGGAGATTGCTGCGGTGACCTGGGAGACCATTGGCCCGTCGAAAGAGTGGGCCGAGATTACCAACTATTCGCTGGACACCGACGCCAACACCACCGCGTTCATGACCGGCAAATCAATCACCATCGGTACCGGTGTGGTACCCGGCCAGAAGGTTCGGGTCACCTACAAGAAAGCACCGACTCCAGGTACTCTGACCTCCACCCTGGCGGATTGTGGTCTGCAAGAGTCGGCCGGTAGGTTGTTGATGCTTGGTGCTGCCGCCGACATGGTGTCTTTCATGGACCCGGCCAGGCTGGCTGTGGGTTCCGCCGAGATGGATGCTATCGACCAGACGGTGCAGGCCGGGATGGCTGTTCAGGTGGCCTCCCTGCTGACGAAGCGTTACCAAGAAGAACTAGTCGAAGAGCGCAGGCGTCTGCTGAAGCAGACTCCGCCTCGAATCAAGCAGATAAGGCGCTAAGGTGGCTCCTCGCACATACTCCAATACGGTAGCCGATACCGCGCTGACTGGTTCTATCACCAACTCAGCGACCACCATGAACGTGGGCTCGGTGACAGGCATGCCGGGTACGTTCCCGTTTACTCTGGTGATCGACCCGGACAATGCATCCAAAGAGATTGTTAACGTCACCGCTGTCGCCGGTCTGACAATCACCATCGCCCGTGGACAGGACGGCACGTCCGGCGTCACTCATAACAACGGTGCCGTTGTGCGCCACGCGCACACCGCCAGAGACTTCTCTGAGCCCCAGGTCCATGCCAATGCTTCCACGGGTGTGCACGGCATTACCGGTGCCGTGGTCGGCACATCCGATTCCCAGACTTTGACCAACAAGACCTGGAACTCGGGTACCCTCGGTGGCTCGGTGACTCTGCCTGCGGCTGTCGTCACCTTGACCGGTTCCCAGACGCTGACTAACAAGACGCTGACCACTCCATCGATCGTTGGTCCCACTACCACCCCGACCTCCAACTCCGCTATTGCGTCAGTTGTCAAAGGCCTGGCCTCCCAGTCGGGTGACCTCACCCAATGGCAGGACAACACTGCTGCAGTGAAGGCTGGCGTCGATGCGTCCGGTCGGCCGTATGGTTTGTACTTTACTGGCCATGCCACCCGTAAGACGATGCCGTATGCGGAGATTCACAAGACCGGTTCGCAGAACTTCACCGATGGCACCACAGCGGTGGTCACCTTCCAGGCCCACCTGGCCGCCACCACCGATGCAGGCATGGCGGATGAGGGTAACAACCGCCTGGTAGCCCCGAGGGACGGCCTTTACATCATTACCGCCATGACCAACTGGGCAACCAGCTCCGCTGGTGGTCGCCGTGCGTCCATCCGGATCAACGGTACAGACGCCTCCGACCAACGCTTCGCCGCGTCGGTCGGTACCAGGAACAACCTGAGTCATGTCTGCTATCTGTCCGCTAATGATGCGATCACCTTGGCAGCGAACCAGGACTCGGGTGGCACTCTGGCGATGGACAACGGCAACACGGGAACCTCGCTTTCTGCGGCGTGGATTGGACCGTAAGCCATGGCATCCGATATCACTGGCACCGTCGTCGGTCCGGTATCGGACTACACTGCGGGTGCCGGGCAGGGAAACTTCGCGCTTACCACCGTTGACTACGATATAGCCATCGGTGGCCTGCCTTGGCTGATCGCCGCTTCCGACGAGAATCCTTATCAGCGGCAGACTGCACCGTTCCGTAAGGAACAGTTCGATTCCCAGCAGAATGTGGGCGACCAGTCGATCCAAGGCTTCTGGCTTCGCGGGCAACTCTCGTTCCATCATGGTGCCGGTATCAGGTACTATGAGGTCGAGGAGGGCGAGTCGGTCATTGACCGGTACTTCAACTCCCTCGGAGTTGAGGTTGCTACAGCCGGTCAAGCTCAGCTCGGCTACAAGGTGGTCGCCAATGCCCTCACCGGCACCGCCGTCAGCATGGCTGGCGGCTATCAGGGTTCTACTTCAGGAGTGTTCTATGCAACCGGCTCAGCCGCATATTTCGTCCCCGACGCTTTTGCCGCCCCGAATTCCTATTCGCTGGGTTCGGCCGCGATGGTGGCGGCTGATCCTCGGCCGAACCGCCCTGGCTTCGCTATCAACGGCTCCGATGTCTGGACACTAGACGCCACACCGGGTTCGAAGACTAAGATTTACACCCATTCCACAGCCTCCTGGGCTGGCATCTGGTACGGCAAGGGGCGACTGTTCCTGCTGGACGACGTTGGGAACTGGTATGCCCAGGCAGCCAACCCGTCCGGTGCACCGGTCACCCTGTCCGGTACGGACAAGTTCTGGTCCGGTGTGGACACAACCTCCGGTTGGTCCACTGCTGACAGTCCCGGTGCCTTCTACATGGCACAGGACCGCACCATCTACATGGTGGAGGTAGACAACACCGGTCAGGTTCCAACCTTGGCCGCGCCTATTACAGCGGCCCAGCTACCGGTAGGCGAGACGGTCACTTCACTTGCCTACTACCTGTCCACTCTGATCATAGTGACCAACCGTGGCGTCAGGGCAGGTTTCGTCACCGCTAACGGGATTACTTACGGCCCGCAGATAGTTAACTTCGTTGGGGACGGTGGCAATTCGATAGCCGCCCAGGACTCCTACGTCTACGTCACCGGCAGGCGTGCGACGGACAGCAAGATCGATGTTTTCAAGATCGATCTGTCTGCCACCACCCTGGACGGTGCGTTCGCCTACGCACCGATGATGGAACTGGCAACCTCGACCGGTAACTATCAGGGAGTACTGAACTGTGGTTCTGGCACTTTGGTCGGGGTGTCCGGTGGTAGCTTCTACACCCTTACCGGTGAGCTGTCGGGGACTCTAGAAACAGGCTTCCACCGTTTCGGCACCCTGGAGTCTAAAGGCTTCCACTCTGTGTCTGTCCGTCTTGACGGTCAGACCGGTGGCTGTAACGTAACCTTGATCGAGAAGGGTGGGGTGGAAACCCTGCTCGCCTCGCTGGTCCCGTCAGCGTTCACCGACCAGTCTCTGCTGCTGAACTTCGACACCCCAGCCGAATACATCGGCCTGCGGTTCACCATCACCCGGCCGTCCACGGCCGACCCTGGTCCCATTCTTCGTGGTTACCAGATCAAAGCTTTGCCCTCGCCGGAGCGGACCAGGTTGCTTCAGGTTCCGCTGATGTGCTATGACCGAGAGAAGACCCGCTCCGGTAACGAGATGGGTTACGACGGTCGGGCCTGGGACAAGCTGGAAGTTTTCGAGACAATGGAAGCAGCCTCTACCGAGGTCCTGTATCAGGATTTCCGTACCGGTGAGCAGGGTTCGGTCTTCATCGAACAGTCAACGTTCACCAACACCACCCCGCCGACACGCAATAGCAACGGGTTCGGCGGTATCCTAACCGTCGTACTAAGAAGGGTGACGTGAGTGAACAATGAAGACAGGCGGCAGCTAGACAACGATCGGGAGACCCTGTATATATCTCTACGCGACTACGTAGACGTGTTGGCTAAGCTTCACGAGAGGCGTTGCGCGGAGATTATCTCAGGGCTTAGGGAGCATTCCGACGCTAAGTGGAATGCGCATGACCAGATTCACGAGCTGCTGGCCGAGAACATTCGGACCGCGCTGACCGCGCAGGACAGGCGTCTCGATGGGATGAACGAGTTCCGTCAGTCGTTGGAGGACATGAACGCCCAAAGTGTCAGCCGGGAGGTTTTCGACACCCTCGCCGAGCGAACCAATGTTCTGGAACACACCATCATCGGTAAAGAAGCATACGACAGGCTTGCCGAGAAGATCACCGACCTGGAGAAGTCCGGAGCGTCCCAGGATGCTCTTGATACACAGCGTCGGGAGTCTGATCGGTCCCGACGTTCATTGTCATTCGCGTTGATTGCGGTTGGTGCTGCCGCCCTGATCAACTTTTTACTCAATGTCTACCAAGGTGCCAAGGGCACCGGATAACAAGGAAGGATAACGCATGAGCACGTACCTCAAGGCGATCGTCTCGTTCGTAATGAGCGTCGCGATCGTTAGTATGCAAGCTGTCTTCGACGTATACGACGGCGGCATCACAGGCTACGAGTGGTTGGGTGTCGCTGCGATCATCCTCGGTCCTGCTGGTTTGGTGGCTGCTCTTGCGAACACGCCATTCTCCCCGGCGACCAAGGCCATGGTCCAGATGCTCGCCGCAACCGCCCTGGTGGTTGTACAAGGCATGCTGAAGGTGTACGACGGTGGTATCGACAGTAAGGAATGGCTTGGTATTGGAGTCATCCTGCTCACCACACTGGCCGTCTACCTGACGCCTAACGCAGGCTAT